GGCGGGTCGTCGATGGGATATGACGAACTGCTCTTGCCATTCGGCAGTAAGCCACTGATGGTGGTTCCTGTTATTACAGGCAGCGGAGGAGACCCAACCACGCAGATTTTGGTTGGTGTTGGCTTGGTTGCGTTGGCGGCTGCGCTTCCTGGCGCAGGATTATTTGCAGGTGGAGCGCTCGGATTTGGTTCGACCGCTGCTGCGGGAGCTACTGTGGGAGCTGCTACTGCTTTAGGAACAAGCTTAACTGTTGCGGCAGGCAACATTGGTATTGCGTTAATTCTTGGCGGCACAGCACAGCTTTTGTCGCCCCAGCCAGAGCTTGCCAACGCTGGTGCGGACAGAATTCAAGGTAAAGGCACAAGAGTTAGAGGTGAACGCCCTGACGGCATTACTCGTGGAGGACTAGGACAACAGTCTTATGCGTTTACTGGTCCTGCCAATACCGTTGGAACGGGTGCGACAATTCCTGTGATCTATGGGCGCGTAATTACTGGTGCACATTTGTTGGCAGCAAATGTTGAAGTTGCTGACGACTCTGACCCCTTGAAGCTTGAAACGCAAACGCCTGGCTTGAGAACCTTGCGAGTCAATGGTCAAAAACTTACGCGAGAGTTGCAAAGCCTTGGAGGCCTAAAAACCCTCCGTGGCAAGGCAGGTGATTTAGTCGTTAATGCAGATGATACTAATAAAGACAAAAAAATAGCCATTAACAAGGTTTTTGGCCCTAATGGGGACGACCCTTTAGAAGAAGGCGAGGTTCTTTCAAAAAGTGGCCTCGAATATTACAGAAGCGAAAGGCGAAAAAAGTTTGATGTTATTTTTCAGATAGACAAAGGATTGTTTGATTTTGCAGGTGCGAAGGGATCTACAAAGATTGATGGTTTCATTACTTATCAGATAAAGCTAGAGGTCAGCCTTCCAGAAGGAAACGACATTGTTGCGGCCTCAGCACGCGCAACTATTCAAGGCCTGTTGCTGCAGACGCAAGACGTGACATATGCGCACAGGCTAGAGATGCCAAGGATTGGGGACGGCAGGAAGGTTACAATCAAAGTTGAAATAATCGATGTTGCCGTACATGAAAACGCAAGGCTAAGGTTGCAAGCATACGGCTACGACCTCATTTAGGACTCATGGCGTTAAATTCAAAAACCAATCTCAAGCTGATTGACGCCATTTGCGAGGGCCCGATCGAAGGCTTTGTGCATCATCGTAAAAGCGTCTTCTTGAACGAGACAGAAGTCACGTTTGATCAGTTGCAACAGCGAGCTGTTTTTATTGCCAGAACGGAAGGCACTCAAAATCAAAGCGAATTTAGAAGTCGCACAGTTTTCTCTGACGCACTAACAACGATTGAGCCCGTCGGATTACAAATTGGAAAAAACTACAGCGAAACGGTAACGGACGAAAACTTAGTCAAACAGGATGGCCGCGATTATGGAGCGGGCCAAGTTATTCGTGACATCACTGACTCAGAAGTTGATTTTGTAAAACTAATTTTTACGATTCCAAAGTTGTTTTGCGTTGCTGCAGAAGGCTTGGCGCGTGGACAGCTGTTTTTTGCTCAGATCAAGCTTGCTGTTGAAATACAAGATCAAAGCGGTGCTTTTAAGCAGATCGACATTGCATCAATCAACACAAGCGAGAAGAACGTTATAAAAGGCATTTCATCGTCAGAATATCAATACGAAACTCAAGAAATTGATTTGCGTGGATTCAAGTTTCCGTATCGCATCAGGGTAAGAAAGCTTCAATTTGATAATGCAGAAGATGCGTTTGAAATTAAGTTTGATGACTTGGAAGACCTGCCTAAAAACACCCCACTAGCAAGTAAACGAGGAGACACGATTATCTGGTCCAGCATGGTTCTTGGCAAGCGCGTCAAGGTTTCGTATCCGCACACTGCGCTTGCATATTTGAGCATTGACTCAGAGGAATACAACACACTGCCTGCCAGGGCGTATGACGTACGCGGGCTGAAGGTAAAACTTCCGTCAAATTACAGCGAGGTTCGTGCTGATGGCAGCCTTGCCTTTAATACAAGCGATATTCCGTTTGATGGCAGCCTGACGACAGATCTGCATTGGACGACGTGCCCGGTTTGCTGTTTTTACGACATGCTCACCAACAGCCGCTATGGCGCTGGTGATTTTATTGATCAGTCAAATCTAAACTGGGTTGATCTGATTGATATTGCTCGTTATTGCAATGAGCTAGTCAGCACACCTGAAGGACAAGAGCCGCGTTTTGCCATTAACACTGTCATTGGATCGCAGGCTGAGGCTTACAACGTACTGCAAGATATGGCCAGCGTTTTCCGGGGAATGCTTTTCTGGAAAGCAGACAACATACAGATCGCTGCAGATCATGGAGAGCTTGGCTATGAAAACGTTCCGGCCATACATGTTTTTAGTAATTCAAATGTTGTAGGTGGTGCGTTTGCTTATAGCGGTTCATCCCTTAAGACTCGTAGCACTCGTGTTCGCGTTCGATACAACGATCCAGACAACTTCTACAAGCCAAACTTTATTATCATCGAGGATCAGGCGTTAATTGAAAAATACGGCATACAAGAGAAAAGCGTTGTTGCGTTTGGTTGTACGTCTAAATATCAAGCCCAGCGGATGGGGCGTTGGATCATGCAATCTGAAAAGCTGCATGACGAAACCGTCACGTTCTCTGTTGGCCTTGAAGGCTTAAACGTTCTGCCTGGTCAAGTGTTTGAGGTGTCCGATGAAATGCGCCTTACAACGCGACTTGCTGGTCGGATTGTTGGAGCGACACGCGATTTTGTCAATCTTGACCAAACAGCAGTCTTGCCCAGTGGTAGCAATAACAAGCTGTCGGTTGTGATGGCTGATGGGACGGTAGAAACTCGGGCGATTTCAAGTGTTAGTGGCATCAAAGTCACTCTTTCAACCCCTTTCACTCAGCCGCCGCCGGATGATGCGCTTTTTGCAATTAAAAACGATTCGGTTACTTTGAACAAGTACCGCTGTTTGTCTGTCGCTGAAGGCGAGGCTGGTGTTTATAGCATTGTCGGCGTAAAGCACATTGATGGCATTTATCGAATTGTCGAGGAGACTGATCGCAACCTTGTTTTGCCTACTCCTTTTGCATATGGAGGCAGACCCGACGCGCCTACGAATCTGAGTATTACGTTTCAGCAGGTTGATGATGGTCGTAATACGACAAACCGTGCGACGGTATCATGGACTCGTGGCCTTGCAGGAACAACGGCAGAGTTCAAGGTTCGATACAAGATCGGTGATGGCGGTAACTACACAACTGTTGTTACAACCAACAATTCAATCGATATAACCAGCAATCTTGTCCCAAACAAGCGGCTGTATGTAGAGGTCAAGGCAATTGGTCCTGAACCTGATCGCAAGCAATCTGACTATGCCTTTATTAATCGTGTTATTGGCGTGGGTGGCACGAGTGATAATGCAGATGGTCAAGCTGTTGTTGTGCTGCCGCCTGATCCTGAAGATGTAACGATTGAATTGATTGGCAGTGATCAAGTTGTTCTTCGCTGGGCACCAACAGCAAGCGGTCAAAAGATTGAAAGCTTTGTTGCGCACATTCGCCATAACGCAAAAACGGATGGCTCTGGAACGTGGCCTAACAGTGTCTTGCTTGCCAAGGTCGAAGCGCGGACAACTGCTGTGACATTACCTTTGCTGAACGGTGAATATCTGGTCAAGTTTGTTAACGCACAGCAGCAGCGTAGTGCCAATGCTGGCAGCGCTGTTATCAACGTTCCAGATGCTATTCCCAAGTATGACTACGAGGTTTACCGCGAGGATGAATCGCCTGGCGAGTTTCCTGGCCAAAAGACCAACGTCGTTTATAGCAGCGAATATGACGGCTTGATCTTTGATGGCGATGCGTCATTTGACGATATTGCAAACCTCGACGGTTTTACCGACAACATCGACAGCCTTTTTGGAACGCAGTTTTCTAGTGGCGAGTACATTTTCCAAAAGGTCGTTGACCTTGGCGCAAAATACAACGTGCGATTTAACCGCATTCTTTCGACCAGAGGTCTTTACAAAAGTGATCTTATTGATGATCGCACTGAGCTAATTGACCTTTGGTCAGACTTTGATGGCGAAATTGCTGACGACACCAACGTTGAAATGTATTTCCGCAAATCAGATGCAGGCGCAACCGAGTCTAACTTTATTAAAGAAGATACTGACAAATTGCAGCTTGAGGATGGTTCAAGCATCAGGCAAGAGTCTGACCTGACATTTGAGGAGTGGATTCCGCTTGAAAACAACGCTTACGTTGGCCGATCGTTCCAATTCAAAGCTGTATTAACGACTGATCATGCCGACCAAACACCTTTGGTTGACCAACTCGGCGTGTCTGTGCAACTGGAGCGTCGCACTGAAAACAGCGGAATCATCCGATCTGGCCTTGGTACAAAAACGGTAACTTTTGAAAAGCCTTTTTACATTGATGCTGACACTGCTGTTTCGGTGGGCATCACAGCTCAAGATATGGAGCCAAACGACTACTTTGAATTAAGTGAGCCAACCTCAACTGGCTTTACGATCACCTTCAAAGGGACGTTTGATGGCGATGAATTTGTCAACAGATTTTTTAGTTACACTGCAGTAGGATACGGAACACAGCAGGCTTAGGTTTTGTCATGGCACAAGCGGATGGCGTGGTTGCAAATGGCAGCGGTGCAGCCGTAAGGGCTGACCTAAACAACCAGTTAGCTGCCCTCTTTACGACGCATAGCGGGGCAACCGCGCCATCAACAACCTATGCCTATCAGTTTTGGGCTGATACGACCACAAGCGAGCTAAAGATCAGGAACGGCACGAACAGTGCTTGGGTTGCACTGCGTGGTCTTGATGGGGGATTTACGATTACTGATGGTTCAGTCGGAACACCCGGATTCAGGTTCACCACTGATACGGACACAGGTTTATATAGGTCAGAGGCCGACACGATTGCCTTTTCAACGGGTGGAACGTATCGGATGTTGATTGGCGGAAGCCTCAATACCGAGAACGGAGGCCCATCGCTGCTTTGGAAGACGACTAATAATCCTGTAAGAAATAACTCTACTGGGATTCAATTTACCGATAGTGGCCGAGTCAACATTGGAAATTTTAGTGAATGTCTTGCCTTAAATCGCCACACATCAACCGGCAACATTCTTGGTTTTCACTACGCAACAACTGCAGTCGGAACAATTTCAGTTTCAGAAAGTTCTACTGCTTACAACACCGGTTCGGATTATCGGTTAAAAGAAAACGTTGTTGCCTTGACTGGTGCCAAGGCACGTTTAAACGATCTTGACGTCAAACGATTTAATTTTATTAGCAATCCATCAGTTACGGTTGATGGTTTTCTTGCCCATGAGGTGCAGTCTGTTGTTCCAGAAGCAATTACAGGAACTAAAGATGAAGAAGATTCTAACGGCAATCCTGTCTATCAGGGCATTGACCAGGCCAAGCTTGTGCCTCTTTTGACTGCTGCGCTGCAAGAGGCTTTTGCCGAAATTGCTGCCTTGACTGCTCGCGTTGAAACCCTGGAGGCAGGCTGATGGCTGATCGCAAGATTTCACAGCTCAATAGCCTGACCTCACCAGCTGCTGCAGACGCTTTTGTTGTCGTTGACGCTGACGAGGCAGATAGCTCGCTGAAGAACAAACAGCTGACTTTTAGCACCTTGCATAAGGCGGTGCCTGATGGATCGGAGACTGCGCCAGCAATCAGCTTTTTGACTGATTCAAGCGTCACTGGTTTTTATCGTTCTGCCTCAAATGAAATTGCGATTTCTGCCAACAGCAGTTACGTCGCCAAGTTCACTACGGCAGGTTTTCAGCTAGGCACTGGAACGGCAGCAGCTCAGCTGCATCTGTTCAGCACCGATACGACTGACCAAGTCATTATCGAAAA